ACCTTTTTTCTTCATGCCCTTTTGGACATATCCTTGCCAACAAGAGCCTCGTTCGCTCATTTTAACAAGTCACCGTAATAGTTTTTCAATTCATTGTTAGATAAATTAATATCACCTGATTCATGTTTTATAAATTTACCTTGATAAGCTTTTTTAGGTCCCCAATCTTTTCTTTTTGTACCTGATGGATCTTTTATTTTTCCCGCACATATTTTACTAGCGTATGCATTCGCATATGCAGACGGGTAAACTTTAAATTTTCTTTTTGCGGCCGCTTTGCCTCTAGCACATAGTTTTGTCATGCTGTTTAAGCCTCTTTCTGTTGTACAACTTCTTAGATTGTACCACTCTTGGCCTAAACAGTAAATGTCCTAGCGAGAGGATTCTTTTTATTGGATTTTTTAGCTTGAAATTTCTTTTTTTCTTTTTTCTTTTCATCTTTGGCACCTCTTAACTTGCCATCAACCTGTTGTGTCATTTGTGATCTTGTTATAGCCATTATACTAAATCTACTGCCTTTCCTATTATTGGTTTATACTTTGTTTTACCCTCTGATTTGTACGCATGCAAGAACTGTTTTCTTGGTTGGTCAGGTGTATAGCTACAATGAATCCATCCGCTGTTAGGTTCACCGGGAGTGTAGAACTCAAGAATGAGCTGGTCATACGGAAGGTTCTTATTAATCCAATCAGCTAATTCAGCATTGTCGGTTCCTATACATTCGAAGTCTGCCGCCTCAGCTTTTGCATGTTGGCTGTTGACTGAGCTGCCAATTTTTAGGCACAACTGTTCTGAACGGAATCCGCTAGTAACTTTTACTCTTCCGAAGTGATCACGTACCGGTTGCAGTATATTTTCACACAATGCTTTTAGTTTTTCTATTTGACCAGAATTAGGGTTGTTATTTATATCCAACCTAATTGCTGTATCTGATTTAATTAGCTCTTGAAGAGAAAAATTTCTTGTCAATTCCATAATTACTCCAATATTAATTTTTTAATTGATTTACTACCATCGATGTTCGACTCAAGCTCGGCCATCGACTTTATACACTGATACTGAATATTATTATTTTTATTCGTTCTCGTTGCAACCCTCTTGCCCTTCAAGCAGTCAGACATAGATTCTTGTATTCTGTGTTCTTTAATCTCACCGTTGACAATCATAAGTAAAGCTATAATCAACTCCATTAATGACCCCCGTTTGCTCTAACTTTGTCTTTTAATTCTTCAATATCAGCTAATGCCTTATCTAACTGTTCTCTTAAAAATTCTATATTAACTTTATTAGTCATGTTCATTTCTTGAGTCTGTTCCATTTTCTCAACAGACTTGTACAAATCCTCAATTAAAAATATTTGTTCCTGATCCACGGGTACTTGTTCTGATTTCTTTAACAAATCATTTTGAAATAATTCTCTTGATGTCTCCAGAGATACTAATCTAGAAGTCAGCTCAGTATACCCAAGTACTCCCATTGCGACCAGTAAAATCAAACTAGCTACCGTCTTCATTGGCATTTGCACCTTTGCCTCTTCTCCGATGTTAAGGGGTTTAGTGGACATTAAATACCTTGTAATCTTGGATCATTAGATGTGATGTTCTTAACTGCTTTTGGTCTTGCAATAGAATCTAAACTTCTTTTACGAAGCTGTGCTTTTGCAGACTCAGCTTTCTTTTTTTCGTCTAATTGTTTTTTTAAATCCCATTTAAAATTCATTTCTTCTTCCTTTTGTTAAAGAATATATTATCTATCCATTCACAAACTTTGTCTAGAGTCTCAAAAAATGCATATATAAATCTATCTATCATTCGTAACTTTTATCCTCTGCTTTTATTTTTTCTGCATTTTCGTATTGTTTTTGCTCTTCAACATACCCCTCCATAAGAATATCATTTACTGATTTTTCTTTTTCTTTCATTTGATAAAACATTTTATCACTATCTTCTGTAACCATATCATTATCTTCCGCATCCCAATATGTAGTTTGAACTTTATAGTCTGGCCAGCTGTTATCAGTAGTATAACTATTAATGTGCCACAGAATACGATTATTAGGCTGAGCTGCATAATTACCGTTATCAAGAGCCAATATATGCGCACACTTATGCTCTTGAGGAATTTCAGAATGTTCTGTGTCCAAAATATTAACGTCTGGATGTGCCCAATCAATCGTGAAAAGATATTTTCCATGATAGAATTTTTTATCTAATCCTAGATACTTACCAGCTACACCATCCAGCCAATCAAAACAAGTAACACTAGGCCAATAGCTAAAACTATTCCACAATTCCAATTCATGTACTTGCATATTCGGCACGTCGGATCTATCAAAAGATTTTTGATAAAATGCTGATATAGGTAAACGCCAGTAGCACGCACCGTTTGGTAACATGATATTGAATAAGAGCGCACGACCTGAGATAGATGTAATACCGAAGATAACACAGTCTTCACTCTCTTCCATATGTTGTTTAAGATCATATAAATACTCCTTTCTAAGCTTACAGTATATTGGAGGTATGTTTGCATTCAGATAAGACATGTTTATATTTTTCTCTCCAATAATTTTTTCTTTCTAGCAGTCTAATTTTGTATTCTAGTTTATCAATACCTAATATCTTTTTCAACCAACTTAACATTTCCATCTTCTCCTTGCAGCACATATTCTCTTGTCTGGAGTTTTACTACAATTAACATTATGCATTTTCATTTGACCTGCTGATCTTGCACAATATGACTTACGTCTTTTTGAAGCTTTACTTCCTTTCTTAACTGTACCTGTAACTGCTGTTTTTAATTTAGATCCAGGGTTTTTTCTTCTGTAGGCAGCAACACCTGCTCTTGTCATTCCTGCACCTGATTTTGTAGATCGAAAATTTTTTTTATTTCGCGCAGGCATTCCACCTTTTGCGAAACCATCGATCTCTATACCTAAGTCAGCATAGTAGTCCATGTTTTACCTATGATGTTAATCCTGGAGCTGAGTATTTATCAGTTAGTAATGTGTATGCGGTAACGTTAGTTTTTGTTTTGCAAAAAATACCTTTTGGAAAAGGAATACCATCTTCTGGAAAAGAAAAGTTAATCACATCACCTGTAGGAACATCTAATAATAAAAGTGTAGTTCCTGAGTTTGAAGTTGTTGTTAATTCTAAAACACCAGCTCCACCACCGCTTGAAGCTACAATAATTCCTCTTAATCTGATTGGGCCTTCTATGATTGCAGTTGCACCTGCGTTAGCAGTTGATCTAGTTGCTTGTATATCGCTTTTGTATCCCATAATAAATCCTATTATAAACTTTAAATATAGGGGCGTAAAGTACGCCCCTATAAAATATCTTATTACGCTCCTGGAGAACCGAAGATTCCTCTAGGGTCAGACCAACCGAAGCTGTATCTTTCTCTAGCTTTGAATCTAACGTTACCAGTATCGAAATCACCTTCAATAGCAGTTTTGATAGGACTTCTTACGAAGTTCTTCAAGCCATTAGGTGCATCAGTCATAATGAAGAATGCATCAGTATCAGTTAAGAAATGGTTAATTCTGTAACCTTCTGGAACCATACCCATGTTCATCATTGCGTTGATGTCGTTTTTCGCAAACGCATTTGATCCACCTGGAGTTGTAGATAAAGGTGATTTCATGATTCTCTCAGCAGTAAATTGTAATTCTTTTGGAATTATCATTTTTCTACCTTGTAGAGCGATCTTTAATCCTCTTTCGTCTACGAACGCCGCGATGTCAATCAACGCTTGTTCTAACGAAGTTTCTGACAAATCAGAAGCAGTAGAAAGTTCATTTCTGAAAGTTCCACCATTTGCTAAAGGGTGATCAGTAGTCATAAGTGCTTTACCGTCACCACCATTGTATGAACCACCAGTGTCAAAACCGTTGTTCAAAATGTTAGCAGCTGTGATTTGTTTAGATTGCGCCATTGATCTTGCAAGAGCTCTTGTGTATCTGCCTGCTAATCTGTCGTATAAGTTATCTTCGATAGCCTCTTCCGTGATCGCGAATCCTAGCGCCACAGTATTGTGAGTGTATCTTGATGTATACGCTTCAGTAGCTTGGTCCATAGTGACCATAGCACCTTCTGCTTTAGTAGCAGCAGTGCCGAAGCCAGATAACATTACTTCTTCTTCAAACGCTCTGTCTGAAGACTCTGAAGCAAAGATCTCTGCGTGTTCATTGTCGTATCTGTTATATTCCAGGCCAAACAGTGCGTTCAATCCTGGCTCTAGTTCTTTAACTAGTTGTGATCTTGATATAGCCATAAATTATACTCCTGTTCCTTGATCGTAGAAGTGATTGTTAATTCTAACTAACACATCCACGTTCGCGCTTCCAGCAGTTTCGTTTTGCGTGTCTTGCGAAACGTCAATTGCTTGAAGGACAGTTCCACTTGTTGTTAATCCAGAAACACTAAAGTCCATTTGAACTTCAGAAATTCCAGTTAAAGTGTTACCTGCACCTGTTGTTATTGCAAAGTTTTTAAAGATGTCTGCCACAGCAAACGCTCCATCAGAGTCTACTGAATAAACTACATGCGGGTCATCGATGACGTTAGCGACGATGTCACTAGCGGCAACTCCACCAGGGTAGTAGTTTTTCCAAGTAGGCTTTTGAGTAGTAGGGTCTGTGTAGAACACTCCGTTAAAAACGCCAACGACTAGATCGGAAGTATTAGCAACCGCTCTTTCGATACCACCACCTGTAACAGGTTTTACCAAGTCACCTTGAAAAATCGCAGTAGCATAACCACTTGCGATTCTGTATCTGTTTTGTGCGTTAATAAACGGAGAGCCATCTAACTTTCTTACCGGTCTTAGACCGTATTTTTCAGCTACATTAGCCATAGTTGTTTTCTCCTTTTATTGTTTAACATTTACTTGTAGTGGTGATTACCAAAAAATTAATTTTTGTTTCCTCCACCAAAAGTTACGCGAGATTGTCTACTAATATTAATAGGCATCTCAGGTCGTTGTTCCTTCATGACATCGTTGTCCACCGCGGTAACTCTATCTTGAGTAATTCTTTTGAAATACTCAGCACGGCTTTTTGCAATCTCTTCCGGTATCCTTCCCAACACAAGGCCAGCAACCCCGATCAACCCTGCGTAAGTTCCTTGAGCTATGATTGGATAACCATGATCACCTAATTGATTTTTAATCTCTTCGGCTCTCACAAATTCCCAACCTTCTCTCATTTTCTTAGATACGTTAGCCGTATCTTGGAAACCCATACTTTCGGTTCTGATCCATCTATGAACATAACCGTCTGGCGCAGGTGGTGCATCCAGAGATGATGGTGGCGTCCAAGGTTTTAACCTTGTTTCTTTTTTTTCTTCAGACGCGCGTGAAGTTCTTTTTACATTGTCGCTCATTCTATACCTCCTTCACGAATTTAGCGTATTCTTCTAGTGGCACCCCTAATTTTTTGGCAATCGCCACCTGTGATTTGGTGAGTCTCACAGATCTACGTCCCTGCTGAGATCTTCCAGCAGAAGCAACTTTTTGGACGGGTCTTCGTTGCTCTTGACTAGCAAAACGATGAGGGAAATTATCCTTCATTCGTTTGTCTATCTCATTATAGTACTCATCACTTTCAACATCAACACCCATGCCCACTAGATCTTCGTGCACAGTCATTGCTGCATTTGTCATGATTTTATCATTACCAAACCAAGCATTTTTAGTCGCCCAATCCTTAGCTTTACCGCTAGGTTCAGATTGTTCAACCTGTTGTTCTTGGGTTGGCTCCTCTTTTGGTGCATTTTTCTGCTCTTCAAGCTGTTTTAATCTAGCTTCTCTATCAGCCATCTTGATTCTAGCTTTTTCTTTTTCAACAGTTAATTGAGTCATCTCGTCATTAGCCTGCATGATTGCTTCCGCATCATTAGACTCAATTGCGTCCTTCAACTTCTTCTTAACTTGTTCTCTTTGAGCATCAACTCTTGCATCAAACTCTTTCAGATATTTTTCATCTGTAGAATCATATTTTGTTTGAGTATCATCGTACTTTTTTTGTAAACCTTTAGCAAAATCCAAAGCCGCTTGTTCTCTTCTTTCTGCTTCTCTAAATTTCCTAGTAAGTTTATCTATTCTTTTTTTAACAGATTCAGAAACTTCACTTAAATTATCAGGTTCTGATTGTTGTTTTGTTTCTTGTACAGGTTCTTCTTGAACTTCTTCAACCGCAATATCTTCTTTGGGTTGTTCCCTATCGTGTTCAGTGTAACCTAAATCAACTTCACCAGCATTTAAGTCTGGTTGTTTCGATTCTTCCTGTTTTGTTTCTTCAACCTTAACATCTGTTTCTTTAACATCATCAAGATCAATTTCTACTTCAGGATTTTTATTTGCATCACTCATGATGTGTTCTCCTTAATATAAATGCAGAATATCTTCTGGTTTTGCTATTGTTGCGATGATTTCATCGTCATTTAAAATACGGTGTTCACCATATTTAGTTTTAAATCTAGAACCGGCATATCTACCGTAGATTACAAATTGACCCTTCTTACACCAAGGACCTTTTGGAAATTTTTCCTTATCCTGATAACAAAGATCACCCATCTCAACAACAAGACCAACTACGGTTGTCATTTGAATAGTGTCATTCACTGTATCAGTTAAGATAATTCCACCTTTAGTTTTTTTAGGACCTGCATAAGGTCTAACTAAAAGTCTATATCCAACTGGTTTTGGTATAATGCTTAGATATTTTTTAATACCCTCTGGATCAGTGGGTATGGCATTTTCTTTTGATTCTGGTGGTACCTCACCATTTTTTTTGACTCCAACAATAGTGGAATCAGGTGTTATTATCGTCATCGACATTCTCCTCGTTTCTCTGCAGGCCTTTAAGATCCTGTAGCAGCGTTTCTAAAGCGCTGAGTTTCCCTTTAGAATACTTGAGGTTGTCGATTGTGTCTATACCGTACACTATGTCGTCTTTGATTTGTTTAATCTGTTTATTGATATAATGTTTTATTGCGTCTAATGTATCTAGATCAAGATTCATTTTTCTCTAGACAAATTTTGTTTTTGCCTTTTTCTAATTCCTTAAATCCATATTTTTCCATTACTTTTTCAATCAAAGGCATGTCGTATTTTGGATAATCGTCGTAAATAATTCTTGTGATAGGTGCAGATCTATTTGCAAACCAGACAGATTCAGTAATGACATCTTTTGTCATATGAGGACCGTCTAAATGAATAAAGGCAAATTTAGAATCTTTATGTTTTGATGTATTCATAAACTCAACATCAGTTTCTATACTTAAAGAAAATTTACCTGCATTTCTGTAAGGTTTAAAATCTTCTAACATTGTATCTCTCATCTCATCTGTGTAATCACAAGTGTATGAGCCTGTGTTATCATAATGTTGGTAATTTAAATTACCGTAAGGATCAACACCCACATGAATAAAATTATTGATGATGTTATCCATAATAATCTTAGACCCAAGTCCCTCACGAACTCCGATCTCACATGATTTATAACCTTGGCAATCAAATCCTTTACTCCATTTTTCAAGTAGTTCATATTCCAAACTGTCTCCTCTAATCATAGAGTAGTTATATCTATTTTTTTCTATTTGTAAAGATTTGTGATCCCTTTATTCCATAAATACTCGCCACGACGAGGATCCACAGGTTTGTGAACCAGGACGGAAGCTGCGAGAACATCTCAAAGAACAATTTTACTTTGTCCATCGCTGTAGGATCATCTGATATGACTGCCCAACTCAAAATTGCTACGGGCAAACTTAATATTACGAGAACCGCCTCGTCCTTCCAGTCCGATTGTCTAGCCTCTAATAATTTGCCCTGATAAGCTTCCTCACCTCGCGCCATCTTCTCGGCATGCATTAGTTGCGCATCCGACATCGCTTGTTTTGTCTTTTGACGGTTCTGATACAGGTGGGCTCCAGTTTTTAGGCCCATCCCCAATAGCTTTAACCACGGCATAATATTGTTCTTTTCTCCTTGTACATAAATAGGGTAGCATCTCTTCCATAAACTGTAAAGCACGGTAACCTTTAACACCAAATCTCCAAATATCTTTGTGGTGTTCGTGAACTTTTTTCTTTCTTTTTCGAATGTTATTGTCTAGTCCAAGATAATTTTGAAATAAATGTACAACTCCCTCATCACTCATTTGTACTTCTAAACATGCACTAGGAGTCCAACCATTAGGTCGTTTATTTAAACCAAACCAACCCTCGCCTTCAAATACACCTGATAAAAATATTAACTGCTCTTTTTTAGAGAGTTGGTCAAACATAAAATGTTATAACAGATCTTTTATGTAATCGCCACCTTTTTTAATTTCGACTTCACCACCTACTGATGCACCAGGTATAGATTTAGGCCCCATATCATCTTCTCTTAACATTCTTAAAATATTACTAGTGTTAGCTTCTAAAGACATACTTGGATCAAACTCAGTTTTCATCAACTCATCAAATTTTATTTGTTTAGCTGGATTATTAGCTAAAACTTTTTTTGCAGTGCTACTGGGCATTTAAATTCCTACAAATTGGACAACCTTTTTTATACTTTTCGTGTTTCCAACACGGGTCTTTTTTAACTACTTTAGGTTCGTAAACTTGTCTGCTAGGGGTTACTGAATTGATTATAAACTTCCATATTTTTTTTAACATTATCTTACTCCTTGAAAGTTAAAACCTTTGACTTGAATTCCTTTTGTGCCTCTTGTGTTTGTTTCCATACACTCATCACATCCACAACCCATTCCACCTGTGACTAACTTAATAGGTGGTACTTGAGAGTTGGGTCCACTTTTAGGTGGGGTAGTTTTTGTTAATCTTTTATTTTTTATCATAATAAATTTTTATCTACATTTGATGATATCACAACTTCACCACCGTCGTCATAAGATTGAAACCCACTTAAAAAATTTTGAGCAGGTGTTTTTATTTGTGTTGTTGGTGTTTTACACGGGGGGTTAGTTCCATCTGGGCATAAACTTTGGTTTTGTCCACCTCCTCCAGTGTTACCTATTGTTGCTGCTCCTGTAGTTTTTTTACCTGTAGTTAACATTTCACCACCAAGAATGTCATCTTCACGTGCATCTTTTAAATTTTTTTTATTATATAGACTTCTTGAAATCGCGTTAAAACCAGCTGTAAGAGGTCCGATAGTAGGAAGTTGTACAGGTCCGCTTCTTGCAGTTACTTGGTTTGTTTGATTATTTGAAATATTGTTAGCTGATCCACTCATTGTAGATGTTTTACCACCTAAATTAGAATCTCTTCTTCCGACAGAAGTATTACCCATGGCAGCGCTCTTAGCTTGATTGGACTTGTTACCCATGTCCATACCTCCACCACGTAATTTTCTAACTTTTCTGTTGTTTACTTTCATTCTGTTTTTCCCTGTTAAGATCTATCTTCTCTTCTGCAATTCTAATTCTTTCATCAGCTTGGTCTTCTGCAGATTCTAACTTCATTTTATCTAAATCAATACGTTCTTCAAATTCCATGCCTTTTCTTTCTTGATCCATCATATTTTCTTGTGCTTTTCTTTGCATATCCATAGCTCTTAAATCTAATTCTCTTTGCTTTAAGGCAACTAAAGGATCTTGTTTTTGATTACCCGCTTCTTCCTTCGCTAACCCCATAGTTATTTCTGCAATTCGTTTTGCAACCATAGAATCAAATAAAATTTTAAAACCGTCTGGATCCATTTGTGATTGTTGTTGCATTTCTGGAGATTCTTGTACTAAATTACCAACCTCACCATGTGCTTGTAGTGCTATGTGGTCAGATATATGTCCTTGTAACAAAGCGTACACCATCGGGTTGATTTGAACCATTCTTGAAGCCATAAAAGCTCTATGAGCTGCAATATGCGACTCATGATCTTGTTGGGGAAACGCTTTTAAGGGTTGCATTTGTAAAGCTTTAGCATTTTCAGTTGCAGGATCTTCAGGTTGTGGTTGTATCTCTGGTTTTAACAAAGAATCAATATTTTTTGTACCTAAAGCTTCGTAAACTCTTCTGTAAGCTTCTCTTAGGTTGTGCATTTGTGGATTTGACGCTGCAATTTTTAAATTTTCGTTTGCTAAAGTTACTCTTTGAGCCATACTCATAATATTTGGGTCTGCAACGGGAATTACATCTACTCTTTCATCAAAATCTTTTAATTTCACAAATCGATCTGCGTTTGTAACTGCGTATGGATACACAGGAGGTAAGTAATCAGCAAAAACATTTGCTAAAAGTCTAAATTCTTGTCTCATAGCATAGTAACATCGCTTGTGTATTGCGCTCATGACCCTCGAACCACGTTCTAACAAAGCAATTGTAGTCCCAACCGCTCTATTTTGTGCATCTTCACCCATTTGCATGTCTGCAATTGATGCAAAACGTTGTCCTGCTTGTACTACAAAACCTAAAAGTTGAAATAGTGTACCACTTGGCTCTTTAAAAGGTAAAATTTGAAACTGATCTTTAATATTTCCACCAGGTGCATCAACATCTCTGAACTCTCCAGGCTGAAAAGGTTGATCATCATCACGAATTCTTATTCCTCTAGACTTAAATCCAGCAGGTAAGTTAGCTAATGTACCCGCATCAAGTAATTGTCTTAATGCTTGCGTAGCAGATCTAGATAATCCACCGATCATATGAATTAAACCAAAACCATAGAACCCTAAACCAGGTAAAAACTTGTAATGAACAAAGTATTCTTTTCTAGTATAAGTGTCATCATCTTGATTATAGTTTCTGTAGATAGATAATATCTCTCCTGAACCTTCGTCGATTGAAACGACATAGGGAAGTTTAACTTCTTTCTCTGCATTCTCCATTTCAAACTCATTTAAGTTCAAGTCGATGTGCATTTCTAAAATGTTATATTGATATTCTTTTTCTCCAGCAGGTTTTACACCTTCTAGCTCATTGAGTTTATCTTGTATTGGACTTTTTTCTGCCTGTTTTGCAATTAATTCAACGTCTCTATAAAACCCAGCTTTCTGTTGTTTAAGAACATCGTTCTCTGACATTTTAACAAGATGTGTAATTCTTTCACAATCTTTTAAATCGGTTGCGTAGTATGGAACAATTAGATCTTCAGCAGGTACAAACTTAGCAACTGCTCTTTGTTTAATTTCATCGTAGTAAATTTTTTTAAATGCAGATCCTGCAAGGGGTAAATAAAATAATAGTTGATCTGTGTCTGGTGTGTATTCTTCCATTTCTTCCATCAACATATAGTTCATGAAATCTTTAACTCTAGTTGCTTGATCTTCAACTTCTTTTGTTTGTGCACCAACAACAGATGTTCTCACAGGTCCGTCACTTGGTAATAATTCTTTATAAGCTTGCGCTTGAAATTGTGTTACAGCTTCTGATAAGAGCGGATGGGTAACACCACTTGCACCTTGAAACGGTCTAGTGTTATTTACATACTTGAATCCAAGTAAATCTAAACCTTGAGTGTAAGCCTGTTCCCAATCCGATCTTGAAACTTTATCTCTTTTATAATCTTGAATTAATTGAGAAGACATTCGACCAAGAACTCGGTCATCCATGTCCTCAGCTAAGTTTCTATAAAAATCTTCTTCTGGTGTTTCCTCTTCAGGAAGTTCTTCTTCACCCTCAACTTCTACGTCTACTTCTTCTGTCTCAACTTCTTCAGGAAGTTCATTTTGTTTCTCTATTTCAGCCATTAGTATAGTTTAGTTGGTTTTAAATTAACCATTTTTCCGCCTCTAGCTTTAATCATTTTACCTGTTTTAGCTCCGCCAGAAAATCCATCTCCAAAAGCATTTCCATATTCTCCAGATAATGTTCCACCTTTTTTAGATGTTGCATTTTTTCCTGGACCCATTTTAATAATTTTATCAAATACATTTTTTGCTTTTGTACCGATACCGATTTTAGATTTTGTAGCACCTTTACCGCCTGACATGATTGAATCTCTGTAGCTTGAATTAGCTCTTGATCTAGCCATTGCACTTGCGCTTTTGCCACCTCTACCGCTATCTACATTTGCAGCTGTGGTTTTACTACCGAGCGCTTTAGCTCCTAAGTAACCCGCAAGACCAGCCATGATAGCTTTTTTTATTTTTTTGCTTGCCATGATAATTATCTCCTATTTGTTATAACAGATTTATAATATCACGCAAATATATTTACGACTAGACCACCCGACTGATAAGCCTTAAAGGGTTTATTAATCATATCTGGGGATATTCTTATAGCAAATACATCCATATATAATCTTGGATCTCCATCCATAATTTTCTCTACTGAGCCACCGTGTCTTCCTGAGTAAAACAAAGCATCCGCTTCAGTTTGAAATGCTGCAATATGTTCTGTTCCTGCCTGATCTTTATTTACCTTAAAATTCTTACTAGTATTATTAAGTTCTTTAACTACCTTAAAAGGCTTACTAGGATCTGATTTAGCCATAGGTATTGTTTTTACTTCCGAATTATATTGTTTAGCAAGTCTTTCCATCTCAGCAGGTAAAGTTGCTTTCTTTTTTGGATCTGTTTTAACAGTTTTATCTTGAGCCTTAGAGAAAACTTTATAGTTATCAAATCCTGCTTTACCAAATCTATTACCATAGAACTCAATGTCTCCTAAATATCTTTCTCTCTTAGCATGGTGCAAATGCTCTACAGGACTAATACCGACCCATTGAACATCCCCTCTATCCGCCGCATCCTTAATAGTATTTTTTAATGCATGGCTACCCCAGTTCTCTTTTCCGTAAAGAGGTAAGAATGGAATACCGTCTTGAGCTTGGTTCTTTGTAATATTAGACAAGTTTAATGAATTACTTCTTAGTTCTTTAAACTCACTGTTTAAATCATAGAATCTTTTTTGATCTTCACGTGAAGCCTTAATTCCTTTTTTACTTATATCTTTCATCTCGTTAACAATCTTTTCTAACTTTCTATTTGATGAAAAGAATTCTACTTCAGATCCAAATGCGTTTACAACTTTATCTCTTGTAGGATTATTGTTTCTCAATGCTTGAGCATAGTCAGCTTGGATCTCATCGATCATTATAATCTTTTGATTATTGGTAGTTGATCTGACATTGCCCCTTACATGGTAAATTTGATTAGGAACCCCTGAGTAATGTTTATTATATTCTGAACCAATCTTTTGTCCCATAGGCAAAGGCTTAGGGTAATAAACTAAATTTTCAAAATACTCATCACCACCTTTAATTCTATATTCAGAATAGTTTCCATACTTAGGAGTCATCTTCTGTGTGTCTTGTAACTGTATTCGTCTAAAAATATCTATGTCTTTCGCTTTAGCGATCTCAGTTATTCTACTTACATCAGTTGGATCAATGGCTATCCCTAATTGTCTTGCTCTGTTAACGATAGATTCAAAGTTACCTATAGCGTTCCCAAATGGAGAGCCGTCCATGTTAGTATACTCATTATCCCCACTTCTAAATTTATTATACATGTTAGCATTTGTTTTTCTAATACTTCCACTAAGCACGTTAATATCTTCAATCAAACTTTCGGTTTGTGATCCTATATTAGTTGGTTGTGATAGAAGTTTATTTTTTACGTTGTCTAAAGCGTTGTTCATGTCTCTACCAATCTCTTCAGCCTCATCAACCATTTTAGTATCGAACTTATACTTTCTCATTACTAGATTGTTCACAGGAGCTTTCTCTACGATATATAATAAATCCATTTTAGTTAATGGTATCTTCTTCTCAGCAGCAACCTTTAAGAAGCCACCTATTAAGTTTCCATTTTTATCAAACTGTGCAATGTTTGAGTCCCACAGTTCTTCTTTCTTAACTGCTTGTGATATGCTTTTAAAATCAGGATTACCTGTTTTAAAAGATCCAGGACCCCCTGATTTAAAATCTCTTACCCACTCCTCTGCTTTTCTTGCACCTGCAATCGGGTGTCGTGCAATGTAGTCCCAAAGTGAAGAACCAATTCTATTAGTCTTACCCCCACGAGATAGTGGTGCTTGATAAGCTATCTTTTTAAGTTCGTTTGATCTAGCGATTGCAACTTGTCTTAATTCATCTTGGGGTTTGTTTTGAGCAACAGTCATCGCCCGTCCTCTATCCATTTTAGTTGGAGCTATCTCTAGAATATCTTCAACTTCATCTTTAGGACTGGTTCGTGAAGCAGGAGCCTTAGGTAATTTAATATTAGCTATTTTGTTAATGACTCTACCGATAGGGTTCCTAAAAGCCACGGCTCCGGCACCAGCTAAAGCCATACCTGCTAAGCCTCTAGCAGCTGAAGGGTCGTAAGGTTCTGTGTCAGATTTATTTAAAGGTACAGAAGATGTAGGTTCATCCTCAATGGTTTCAACCTTTTGTAAATCTGCTAGTCCAGCCATTGTTAGTCAATCAAATCTTTTATATAATCTGACCCTTTACCAAAAGATACTTCACCACCTAAACGTAATTTAGCACTTCCTGTTTTTTTCTGTTCACTGCTTTCTGTATTTGACAAAGTAGCTGTAGAAGTAGTTGCAGGTGCTGCTGTTACTGTTTTCTTTTTACCCTTAGCAATTCTTCCAACCATAGCTAATGGTGATAAGAACTCTAATCCTTTTGCACCACTCTCTTTAGCTTTTTTATATACTTCGACACCTAAGCCCATAAATGCTTTTGTAGGTTTTTTCTTTGGCACCATAATTTTTTCTTCATTAATATTTGCGCCTTCACCTGTTGTTGTATCTATTTGTAGACCTCTAGGTAAATCTCTAATATTGTTTTTTTTCTCATCTCGACCGTATTTATATTTTTTACCACTCATATTTTCTCCTAATAATATTTGTACTCCTTCGGCACATTATATAATTCTTCTTCATGATCATTTAAAAGTTCTATGAAGTTTCCCTGACGGTATCTTAACACGGCTTGTGTGGTGCTGTCGACATAGTCATCGTGAGCTCCGTGAGGAAAAGCTGCACATTCTTCAATGACTTCTTCAGCAAATTTCTCATCATCTGGATAATATATTTGGCCACTCTCAAATACTGGGGCGGTAGCGTTGACCCGTGAATGCTTATCCTTGCCCCTTGATGGTACAAATGGAATGACAGGAATCCCCATTCGTCTGAACTCTTGCATGAGTGGTTCTCCTGTAGCCTTAGCCTCAATGATCACGGACTCCGGTTCCCAGTATTTATACTGATCCATGGCTATTGCTTTTAGTTCTGGAAAGTCAAACTTACCTTTCATTGCATCTAATAACACCATTGCAGGTTTACCATCTTCTTTGGGAAAGAATACTCCCCAAGTAGTAATGGCTGAGTAGTCAGCAGTTTCTTTTGCACTGAATGCAGTATCATAAGATTGAATGACATGTTGTAATTTTGGCATCGTAGGTTTGTCCCAAGGTATCCACCATTCTCGTTTTAAGATTGCACCTTCTTCTGATGTCGGATTCTGCATGTATTGTGCAGACCAGTTTCTAATCGGTAGAGACGCTTTTACTTTTTCTAATTCTTCTAGTTCCCAATACTCAGGCCATACAGGTTTTCCTGAATCTAAAATTGCAGGAAATGAAATTACATTCCATTTGTCAGCACGAGGCTCTTTTTGAGCCTTGATTAATCTTCCTGTTAAATCATCCTCAGCCCATCTTGTCATTACAACTACAATTGAGCCTCCAGGTTGAAGACGTTGTCTTGGTCCTGATACATACCAATCATATGCACGTTCCATAGCAGACTCAGATAATGCGTCTTGCTCCGTATGTGGATCGTCAATAATAAGTAAGTCCGCCCCTCGTCCTGTGATAGAACCGCCAACACCCGCTGCAAAGTATTCCCCACCTTGATTGGTCTCCCAACGTCCTTTTGCCTTACTATCTTCTCTTAGTCTAACATCTCCGAATATATTTTTATACTCCTTCTGTTCCATAAGGTTCCTAACTTTAGAACCAAATCTAGATGATAATTCCGCGTTGTGGGAAACCTGCATAATTTTTAGTGTGGGAAACTTCCCTATCATCCAAGCAGGAAACAAAAAGGATGCAAATTCTGATTTAGTATGTCTAGGGGGCATATTGATAATGAGCCTCCCTTTTTTTGTATCTGAAATTTTTGTAAACTCTGAAGCTATATGTTGATGGTGCCCCCACTTTTTGGGACTAGGATCCAATCTACAAATAAACTCAGGCCAAACTTCCTTCACAAAATATATAAAATTATCCTGGCACAACTTTATGTGCTCAATCCATTTTTTTTCTACAGCTAATCTAAGCTGTTCGTTCGTCAGTAATTCTTTTTGCATTGGGTCCCCTTTTACTATACCTCATAATAAAAATACAGTCACTACATCTATTCGACAGAGTTTAAAGCACGAACCTCGCTATAATCACGAAAGCTTAGCGTGGCTACAACATCTTGTGTAAAAGTTTGATTTTGGTTCTAGATTTGGTACCTCTATTGAGGTGCGTCAGGTGTCCGAGATGGCAGGTGAAGGTGCAGTTGCTACCCCGAAGGGTAGCAACTAAGGTGCTTACTGATCAAAGTTTTGATCGGTTCGTATTAATTCAAGGATAGGTCTTAAATTATTAACAAGCTTTTGTTTTAACTCATTAACAATAGGGTCATTAGGGTACTGTATGATAATCTCCTCAACAGCACTCTCTAATTGTTTATACATGAATTGATAATTCAACCCACTATCAAGCGAGTTAGTACTCGCTTGTTCAACCTCATTACTATTCTTTTTATTCTCAATAATAGTATTAACCATTTTAACTAAGTTAGACATATTAATTTAACTCCTTTTGTTGAACTTTAATCTTAATCTCTTTAGTATCCATTTCAACTAAAAACTCCTCATATAACTTAGGGAATTTCTCCTTGAACTTAGACACATCAAATCGTTTCATTGTTCTTTTGATTAATTGAGCAAAGCCCTCAATACCCTCAACTTTATCAATGATGATTAGATTAGATTTAATTGTTTCAAACAACTCAACATGAGTTGGTTTGATTAAGTCATTAGCTTTTTTTTGTGCTTTGACTTGTTCAACACTATAGTGAAAATTCACTATGTCTTGTTGTTGTACTTTAGTTGCTTTAACTTGTCGTTTAGCTTTCTTAATTGTACTCATAACATTTCTCCTTTTTAAGTTAATTGTTATCCCATGTTTATAAGATATTAAAAAGTTTATTCAACAAGTTTTTTACATTTATTTAATTTTATTTCTAGCCCTCTTAAACTTCACATATAAAGAAATAGCTTGACTTATCTGAAACCCCATTCCGTACTGGTGCAACTGGCCAGCAGCTAAGTTTAGTTTAAGTAAGAACGCCGACGGTGTGGGCGTGGGTGTGGCGTGGGTGTTAGCCCACGCCGACCGTATTAACTTAACATATACGGAAACCGTTTGACTGTTCGCAGAACTCAATGAACTCTTGAACATTCTCCATTGTAAATGGATAGCTTGAGCCGTACGAGTATTTACTTTGTATCCAATCCCAAGTGTCGTGGTCGTCCTTTGGATAGTCAGCAGGGGCAAGATTAGTTTTGTCGGTTTCTTTCTCTACCTTTGCCCTCAACATCTCGTGACATCTATCAACGAACTTATTATTCTTTTCGGCTTTTTCCATTTCCTTTTCTACCTCAATGATAACTTTGGATACTGTGCCGTCCTTAATCAAAGCTTTTAATTGTTTTGCAATTTGCTTTGCAGTTTGTTCATCTACCTCATGCCCACTATTAGATTGCCAATGCTCTTTATCCGTTTCAGTAATAACCCCTGTTTGCTCACATACAAAGTCAGCAAGTCTTCGCCACCACCAAACATTGTTTCTAAAGTATTCGCCTTTGTCTGTTTTATGATTACCTAATGAGTATAAATCAAATCCCATTTTATTTTCTCCTTGTTAAGTTAGTTTCCTAATTCCTATCATATCCCATGTAGTAATCAAGTTTTATTTTTCAGAAAATTTATCCAGCTCCACCAAACTCCAGCTGCAGACTGGGCTCCTGACCTAGTTCTTCTATCTCTCTACATTGCAGATGTCGTCGTGGGTGTGGGACAGAGCTTCCTGATCCAGCAGCCTCTTCCCAGCTGGCCAGGCCAGTAGCTTGGTTCACACAAGGTACCGTACGAGCAGTGCCTGCGTGGGCGTGGGCTCAGTGACCAAGTCCTGTGCATCCACGGATCAGGGCCACCAGTACAAAGATGTACGTCCATCCGGCAAACCTAGGGAAGAACACTAATGGCGTCAGAAGAGCTAGCAACCATATCAAGCAGCCTCCTGCGCGGCCAGCTCCTGAGCGCAGATCTCAACAGCCAACCATACCATACTGTTCTTGAAGGCGGTGGGTCCACGGATGTCCTTGTCCAGCAGGTAGAAGACTGACTCACCAGCGGCATCCGCTGCGTGCCTCACCTGCTTCCACACATCAGCTTCGTGCTCATTATAGAAGGCGGTGGTCTCTACGTAGTACGTGAGTCCTGGAACTCCGCCACTACAGCCGTGCTTCGCGATGTCAGAAATAAGGAACTGCTCATGCAGTTCCCCTTCCTTTAACCATTCTTTTATCGTCCCCATGTGATGCCCTCCACGTCTGTCTTGAACTTCACCATCTGTCGATGCTGTAGCTTAGTAAGTACTTTAGGTACATTGTCTAATGTGCCTTCACCCTTGAGTCGAGATCCTTTGGTAATCCTAACCCACATCTTCTCGTGGTGACCTCTATGCTTGAACCATACGTATACGTAATCCTGCATCTTTCTCTGCCTTTCAAGGGCTTTGATTTTAAAGTAAGTTTCTTTTCCATGCTCTGGACAAGAGTAGACGATGTTACCTTTCGCTTCTTCAGAGTCTAGTGGATCTCTCCAAATGAAGTTATCTTCAATGTTCTTTTTAATGTTTACCATATGATAACTCCTGTGATTGTAAGCAGACCTACCCATAGGAATGCAAATATTAGTTCTGGAAGTATTGTGTTCATTTCTTTCTCCTTTGTTAGTTATGTAATAGATAAGACATGATGGGATAGATGTCAAGTTCATCTTTCAAATAAATTTTTCCCTGATCCACAGCAGCTTCCAGCTGCAGACTGGTGCCCAGCTCCTGAAGGTTTAGTTCAGGACAGCAGGTTAGCTTTGCAGATGGGAATGGGGGCGTGGGTCGAGAAAGGAAAATGAAAATAAACCATACCCACACCCTGTAGGAACATACCATTTCCTGACCAGCAGCGCCAGATCCCAGTGCCCAGCTCACCAGGCCAGAGTTTAATAGTTCAAAAGTGTTGTGGGAGTGGGAGTGTGGGCGTGGGCGTGGGGTCAGGCCTCACGGCTGCTTCCACGCGGTCCCAGCTGGGATGCGAAGGTGATTAAAGTTTTAAGATCCGTGTGGCGGGAGAGTGGGACGGCGGTACGGGACTCACGGCTCACGGCCAGAAGTTCATAGGGCGCCTTCAAGAGGGGCCTATTCAAGATATACGCTCTACCACCTGCTTTCAAGTATTTAATATGCCAATTGATTTGGTACTTTGACAGACCACAATTCTTGCTGGTGTTGGCTTTGAGTTCAAGCCAAAATACTTGCTTGTTTACGACACAATGAACATCGGGAATACCATTTACTGTGCTAGATTCTACGCGGGTAAAATGCCAATTTTTATCTAGGTTTTTAAGCTGTTGCCATATCCTAGTTTCTTTGTTTTGAGCCATATCTTAATAGGTCAATAATTACAAATTTTGCCTAACACAGGTTCATTAAATACTGTGTGAACAACCCAACTTTCATTGTCTTTTGGATTTAATCTTTCCGTAATTGAGAAATTATTTTTCCACCAAACATCACAAGATTGATTGATTGCGAATGATTTTAAGGTGTAACTGCCATCTAAATTTATAAAAATGACACCTATACGCTCATTAAAGCTTGATGAGTTTAGTGATGACGGAGTTAGGAATAATAGTAGTACCACCAATAGTTTCAATATGACCTTCATCGCCTTCCTTTCCATCTTTTAGACCGTAATCACAAAAAATTCTAGTTATACCTTTTTCACGAGAGACTAACCAACCTCTAG